GCGTGTAATAGCTGATCCCAGCTATAGCCACGGACACACCCCCGCAAGAGTTGACAAGACTCAATACGGTACCGTAATTCTACTGGCCACGGGTGGGCCCAAGAACCGTGCTGATACTTAGTGCTTCAAACAAATGCTAGGCTAGCACCGCCAGCGTGAACGACTTTCCAAGTGAGTTATGCAACTGCCCTGCTGCACTGTCACCTTTCCGGTTGAACACGTTTTCACATTAGTTGACATGCCCCCCATTGCAGCAGAGCAGACAACATCCCAGCACCCATATATCATGCGCATAACACTGATAAATTGTTATAGGTCAACCTCACAGATCTTCTCCAAAACTGGATGAAAAAGAACTTTTGGAATGCCATCTCTAACGCTACGTTCTATGAAATCCTCAGCCTCAAGGATCTGATCAACAGTCAATCCATAACGGTTTGCAACGAAATCAAATGTTGAATTTGTTGCCTCACTAGGCTGATCAAGAACTAAGCTAGAGTTTTCAACCCTGAACAATCCTTTGTCACCCCACTCTCGACGGAAGTCAGCGGTTTTCTCATAACCGTCTTTTCCTACAACAGAGGAGCATTGTCCAGAGAACAATTTTCTCAGGATCGGGACGTGGTTGCAAGAACATAAAAACGCTTTAGCAACACCGACAACATATGTCGCCCAGTTGTCCCTTGGTTCGACACTGTAACCTATCCTACCCAATAACCTACCAATCAACGGGGCAAACCTTGCGCCATCACTTGAAGGGTACGGCAACATGTTTAAGTATACGGACTCATAGTCGGCAAGCCCCCACCGCAATTTCGGCAGGAATCCAAGCCTAACAAAATAATCGTCCATACAATCGCAATTGAGTGACGGCTTCTTAGCCAGAAGCGTGTCATCACCCATGCAAGCCATTGCGAAAACATTGTCCGAACCCCCTAACACGCTTACTATGAACTGGTGAACAAGGAGAGAAATGAGGCTATTCGACAAACAGGTGTCTGCGGCTCCTGACCGCATTGTCCCGGCTACATGATAACGTATACCATGCCTAGTATAGCCAGTGGGCGACTCCTGTTGCTTCCTATAATATTGGGCGAACTTGACATTGGCGATACCAAGTTGGTTGTACAACTTTTGAACAAGTTTGTGGCACCCCAAATGGAATGTCGCATCGTAGTTCGTAAAGTCGTTGCAACCCTTAACAGGGTACAACTCTGTCAGCCCCCACCAGTCTGAGAGAGCAATGGCGTTGTCACCAGCCGAAAAACGCGAATGCGGGAAAATGATACTGACAACCGTATGAAAAAACGATTGAATCTGCGTAAAAGCGCAGGCAGTAGCAACTTTAACCCTGTCGCGAAACGGTTGGATAAACCGAGG